CGGTGCTGGTGGACATCACGCTCAAGGGCATCCGATTCAATCGCGAGGAGTGCGAGCGCCAGGTGGAGGAGATGCGCCACAAAGAGCAGGACATCCTCAAGTACATCAAGAACCAGGCCGGCGTGAAGGTGGACATCTGGGCCGCAGCCAGCATCGCGCAGGCCTTCGACAAGCTCTCGATCCAGTACCCACGGACCGCGCAGGGCGCGCCCAGCTTCACCAAGAGCTTCCTGGACACCCACGACCACCCGATGGCCAAGATGATCGTGGAGGCCCGTGAGCTGAACAAGACCCACGGCACGTTCCTGGAGCCCTACCTCAAGCACAGCGCGGCCGATGGGCGCATCCACACCCACTTCAACCAGATGCGCAACGAGGACGGCGGCACGGTCACAGGACGCCTGTCGGCTGCCAACCCCAACCTGCAGCAGGTGCCCGCGCGCCACGAGGTGATCGGGCCGCTGGTGCGGGGCTTGTTCCTGCCGGAGGAGGGCCAGCTTTGGGCGGCAAACGACTTCTCCTCGCAGGAGCCGCGATTGCTGGTCCACTATGCCACGCTCCTGGACTTGCCGGGTGCTGAAAAGATGGCCCAGGCGTATAGGGATGACCCCAATACCGACTTCCACCAGATGGTCGCGGACATGGCCGGCATCAAGCGCAAGGCTGCCAAGACCATCGGTCTGGGCCTGATGTACGGCATGGGCAAGCAGAAGCTCGCCAACAGCCTGGAGCTGCCCCTGGACGAGGCCAGCGAGCTGATCGCCACCTTCCATCAGAAGGTCCCGTTCCTGCGCGGCACCGTGGACGCGGTGATGAAGCGCATCGAGCACCCGGCTTCGGGCGGCGCGATCCGCACGCTCCTGGGCCGCAAATGTCGCTTCCCGCTGTGGGAGCCGGTGGAGTGGGGCGTGAACAAGGCGCTGCCCTACGAGCAGGCCATCATCGAATACGGCCGACGCATCAAGCGGGCGGGCACCTACAAGGGCCTGAACCGGCTCATCCAGGGCTCGGCTGCCGACCAGACCAAAGCGGGCATGGTGGCGCTGTCCAAGGCCGGGTTTGACATCCGGCTGCAGGTGCACGACGAGATCGCGCTGTCGGTCCGCAATCGGGACGAGGCGGTCGAAGCATCACGGATCATGGCCAACGCGGTGACACTGGAAGTGCCCTCGCGCGTGGACGTGGAAGTTGGCCCAAGCTGGGGTGAGGCTGCATAATGGAGCTGGGTTTTCAGCAGTTGTCTCCTGTCCCATCAAGGGCTTCGGCCGCGCACGTCGCGGCCGCTTTTTTCGAGACCTAGAAAGGAGAAATCAGTGTCACACGAAGAGCCGGAAGACGGCGAAGAGTTCGTGCCGAAAGAGCGCGAGCCGCAGGGCCCCAAGCGCAAGCGTGGACGCCCAGGCAGGCCACGCAAGCTCGGTGCCAAGCGCCGCAAAAAGAAGGACCCACCAGATCGGTTGTCCCCGTCTCAGCGCAAGAAGGCGCGCTGGATCACGGTGACCGTGCCAGCGGACGCCTACGTCAAGCTCAAAGAGATCGCCGCGTTTCGCAAGACGTCGATGTCGCAGACCATTGCCGACATCGTGGAGCCCGTGTTCGACAAGGTGTATGAGGAATCAATGCTGCTGCTTCGCATCGAACAGCGCCGACAGAAAGAAGAGGAAGAACGTGAAGCACAACGCCGAAATAACCCTACCGGTCGAACTCATTTTTGAAGTCTGGCCACCCCTAGAGGTGCGGGGCGAAATGCTCCCGCCAATGGTTGAGGTCACAGCGGTCCTGCTTGAAATCACCGGCCCGGCTGGCAAGCCCCGCAAGGTGGACATTACCAAGGGTATCTCCGAGGACCAGCTACTGCTATGGGAAGACGAGATCATCGATACCTATGGCCCGGATTCTGAGGAATGAGCGGATCGCCGCTGCAGTAGCCTGGACAAAGGATCGTATCGGGGCCGACGGGATCGGTGAGAACTGCAGCGCAGTGAGCCTGGTGGACGCGCACGACCGCTTCATTGCGGTGTGCGTGTTCTCTTCCTACATCGGTACCAACATCGACATGCACCTGGCTGCCGAGCCTGGCCGACACTGGCTCTCGCGCAGCTACTACAACGCGGTGATGCAGTTGCCTTTCGAGGTGCTGCAAGTATCACGGATCACGGGCCTCATCCGGGGCTCCAATCTACGTACCCAGCGCTTTGCAGAGCGCATGGGATTTCAGCACGAGGGCCGCATGCGCAAGGTATTTGCGGATGGGGACGACCTGGTACTGTATGGTTTTTTGCACGAAGAGTATGAACGACACCCCTGGAGAAAGTAATGAAGCTATCGGACAACCTCCGGTACCTCGCAGACTTCCCCAGCCACGCACCGATTGCACCTATTCTGCAGACGGCAGCGGATAAGCTGGACGACAGTCACCTATGGCGAGATGCCTGGATGAGATCAGAAAAAAGAGTTGAGGAGTTGACAAGTGAACTGGAGCGGTTAAGATTGAGGCTCCCAAACAGAAAGGAGAAAGAGTGTGAAGACTGAACCACTACTTCCGTACCCCTGGCCCTTCCCTCAGTGGGATGGTACCCGTTGGGTCATGCCTGCCGAGCTCATGCCCAAGGAGCTGCGCAAAAAGGCCAAGAAGGGGGTTGACCTCGAAGACTACGAGGAGGCCCCATTTTGAAGCCCGACCTCTACAAGAAGCTGGCCGCCTCGGGCCGCTATGTCAACACCGGCAAGGTCCTCATCGGGCTGCAGTATCAACGGCCCCCGCGCCAGCTCGGTCGCGAGGAGGAACGCATGCAGTCGATCCTGATGGGCAAGCGCCCGCACGAGTATGGCTACAGCCCACAGGTGTACGTGTTGTACCTCATCGGCCTATCGATGCTGGTCGCGGCCATTGCTGAGATGTTCAAGTGAGAAAACGCAGTAAGTATCGGCCCAAGCCCGTGCTGGCCGATCCGCTTGGATTTGTACTGTCTGGTATGCAGCGCCTGCCCCAGTTGAAAGACCAGTTCCTGATGATCCAAATCAAGAACCGCGAAGCATTGGAGCAGGTACGCACAGGTCGGGCCAACAAGGACGACATTGATCGATTGATCGCCATGGCCAACATGTCGGAGTCTCTTGCCATCCACGGCAAAGGCAGCGACTGGCTCAAGGAGATCAACGAGTCCCAACACCACCTCCACGCCCTGGCGGAGCGGGGTGCGCGGCGGGGCATGCAGTTCGTGATGAAGGCTGCAGAGTGGGAAGCACTCAAGCTGATCACGGACCTTCACGAGGTGCAGTTGGAAAACAGCACCGTTTACGACATCGAGAAGGCCTACGACTACGTGGAGAAAACAATCCGCGAAGGCAAAGCCAAACTTATCCGCACGAAGGAGCAACCCAATGAAACCCAAGAAAACAAAAGCTGATCGCATCCGCGAGTACCTGATCAAGAACCCGAACGCTGACGTGACCAAGCTGGCCGAGCGATTCCAGACGGCCAAGCCGGTCATCTACAAGCTGCGCAAGGACCTGCAGGCCAAGCTGCCAATCGAGCTGCCGCAGGAAGCACCCGTGGAGCTGACCTGGACGGCCACGGGAGACGACCAAGGCAACATCGTTGCAACGCTCACGGAACGCGGCCACCGCTACGGCAAATTCTCTGGCCACGCCCAAGTGACGCAGGAGCTCAAGCGCGTGATGTCGCGCCACGCTGCTGCGCTGAACAAGACCTTCACCGACAGCCAGTGGGAAGCCCTGGAGATGATCGCGCACAAGATCGGCCGCATCGTCAACGGTGACCCGGACTACGCCGACAGTTGGATCGACATCGCCGGCTACGCCAAGCTGGTGGCAGACGAGCTGCAGGGGGTGGAGCGATGATTCAAGGAGCAGAAAACAGCATCGCTGACCACTACAGGCAGCGCGAGATGGCCGAGAAGCAAGCGGCATGGGCCAGGGACCAAGATTATGCAAAAAATGCATATTCTGGCGCGATATTGGGAGGCATAAGCATGGGCCTGGGCATGAACATGGCCGGTGGCCGCGATCAGATCGCCCGCGATGAAGGCCCACGACTGGGCAGCGGCATTGAGTATCAGATGGAACGCCTGGCCAAAAACGTGGCAGCCATGGAAGAGCGGTTCCACAATCTGACCATGAAGCTCGGGCCATTGACACGGCCGATGCCAGAGCCAGCGGTGACCAAGGATACCGGGCGCGTGCAGGCCTCGCAGTCGCCGCTGGCGGATCAGGTTGCACGGCTCACGGACCAGATCGAGCGCCTGAACAACGGCATGGCCTACCTGACCGACGGGGTGGACCTATGAGCCGCCTCAACGACCACGCATGGCTGGAGTTCAAGGCCGCAGGCTGGCTCGACGAGGACGGCCGCTTCAAGGACGACATGCAGGAGGCCATCTGCCAGCACGTCCTGAAGCTGCTGGAAATCTTCGCCGAGGAAGGCCACAGCGGCACCACCGCGCCCTACGCCGCCAATATGTTCAAGACCCTGGCCATGTTCGAGCCCATCGCCCCGCTGACAGGCGAGGACTGGGAGTGGACCGAGGTGCACGAAGGTGTCTTCCAGAACAAACGCTGCAGCCGAGTCTTCAAGCAGGCCGACCGCTTTGACGGCCAGGCCTACGACATCGAAGGCAAGGTCTTCTACGAGTGGCACGAGCGCGAGCTTGAGCCTGATGAGTCTGGCTACCCAGGCAAGACCCGGTACAAATCCCATTACACCAGCAGCGAGAGCTTCGTGCCGGTCACCTTTCCCTACAAGCCCATCCACAACTACGTCGAACGTCCATCGGAGGCATCATGAGCGATCTCCTTCCTTTCGCAGTCGGAGCCTGGGTCATCCTGGCCTGGTTCACGCACGTCATCACCTGCCTCAAGACAGCCTCCTGGGGCTTCTTGATTGCAGGGGCCGTGTTCTTCCCCGTCGGCTGCGTGCACGGCACGGGCATTTGGTTCGGGTGGTTTTAATGCGCCACTTTGTCTTCTACCACGACCACTGCACAGATGGCTTCGGCGCGGCCTATGCAGCATGGCTCAAGTTCCAAGAGCAGGCCGAGTACATCCCGGTGTCCTACGGCCAGTGCAAGACGATCAGCGACGTGATCAACCTGCCCAAGAACGCGCCGACCGACGACGCGGTTTTCTACATCCTGGACTTCAGCTTCCCGCTGGACGTCATGCACGAGCTCTTCGAGCGCGCGCACCGTGTAGTCTGGCTGGACCATCATAAGACCGCCTTCGAGATGATGAACAGCGACCCGGCGGAGGTCTACCGCGTGTGCGACCCCGAGCAAGACATCATCTTGGACAACAGCATGTCGGGTGCGATGCTGGCATGGTGCTATTTCCATGGAGGGACGAACATCCCGCTACTGATCCAGCACATCGACGACCGCGACCGCTGGCAGTTTAAGATGGACGGCAGTAAGGAGGTGCACGCCGCGCTGCAAAGCGGGCGGCCCTGGACCTTCGAGCAGTGGCACCAGCTCATGGTGGAAACCGAAGAGCCGGACCACCGCAACCTCAAGGCATTCAAGCGCGCTGGCAAGGCCATCCTGGCCGCACAGGACCGCAACGTCGAGACCATGACGCAGCAGGCAATGCCCTGCACGATCAACGACGCGAAAGGCCTGGCCGTCAACGCGATGATGCACATGAGCGAAGTGGGCCACGCCTTGGCCAACAAGAGCGGCACCTACGGCCTGATCTGGTATCTGGGCCAAGACGGCCGAGCAAAGTGCAGTCTGCGCAGCAACGGAGACTACGACGTCAGCAGCATGGCCAAGGCCTTCGGCGGCGGCGGGCACCTGAATGCCGCCGGCTTTGAGACGGACATCCAAACCGTGCTGGGGTGGCTGAAATGAGCTTCAAGATGCCTGAGAAGTTCCGAGTCAAGCTCTCCGGCTACCCAGAGGGCGACGCGGGCAACGGAGCCTTCGTGGTCAAGCTCAAGCACAGCCAGGTGGTCTTCGTTCTGGCCAGTGATGGCGCAGGCTGGGAGCATGTGAGTGTCAGCCGCAAGGACCGCTGCCCGACCTGGGAAGAGATGTGCCAAGTCAAGGACCTCTTCTGGGACGACGAGGACGTGGTCATGCAGTTCCACGTGCCGTCCAAGGATCACGTCAACAACCACCCGTACTGCCTGCACCTGTGGCGGCCTGTTGGCCAAAACGTGCTGCGGCCGGATCGCATCATGGTGGGGTTTAAATGACCGTCATCATCTGGGATCACAAGAACGGTCAGCTCGGCGCTGACAAGCAGGCGACACAGAGTGACCTGGTGCGCCGCGTGACCAAAATCCGCCGCATCAACGGCCATCTGTGCGCAGCGGCCGGGGACTGGGACCTGGCGCAGGAGATGTTCCACTGGTTCGAGCAAGGGGCCGAGCCTGGCAAGGAGCCTGCCTGCATGCGCAACAAGGACGACTGGGTGGCCTTCCTGGTCATCACGCCTGACAAGCGTGTGCTCAAGTACGAGAAGAGTCCGTACCCGATGGACTTCACCGAGGCCGCACGCAGCGATGGCTGGTACGTCTTTGGTTCCGGACGGGACTTCGCCATTGGTGCGATGGCCTGCGGCGCGGACATCCACACCGCCCTGGAGATCGTCAGTCGGTACTGCGCTGGCTGCGGCATGGGAGCAGATATTTTGTCTTTGGTCGAATAAAGTACTTGACAGGTACTTCGAGGTACCTGCTAAAATCAACTGCCAACTTAGAAAGGAGAAAGGCATGAACTTCTGTCTCAACATCCATCGGGTGACCGACATCATTGTCGGACCTGCCAAGGAAAACAACAGCGGTGCCGGTAGCCACGGTACCTACGCCACACGTACCATCGAGATCAAGACGCCGGAAGGCGACTTCGAGCTCACGCTGTTCTCTGAGCACGTGGGCGAGGATCACGAGGGTGAGCTGCTGCAGGTGAAGTCATGAGCAAGCACATC